ATATCATAAACTAGTGTCAAGTTTGCATACTTGAAGGTTATGACATATAACTTATGCTGTGCAATTTGAAGTTGAAACGAGTATATCACACTCGTATCAATTCCGTCAAGGAGACGCTCTACCGCCTTTGTTGAGACAGTCCGAGCGCGCAGATTCTCCATCGAAACTATTGAGATAGTTCCCGTCCGAGTGCTGGCCAGCCACATCAGAACGCCATCTATATCTCGCATGGAGTCCTGAGAGAGGCAACCCCAGTTGGATTTAGCGCCCGCTACCCGCCCGAGGGGGCTACCTGTAGCGTTCCCCGCATCGTAGAAGACCTCTGTAGTCCACTGCTTTAGCGCTATCACATTTACTAACTGCTTTCCTAGCGCTACTCCAAGGTCTGGCTCAATCGTAGGGCCTATATTATTGAGAGGGTCCCAAGTAGTCGCATCGTTTAGACCTGAGCCTTGAATAATTGGGCCAGAAGCTCCGCTAAACATATTCGTCATTATGTAGGTTGTCTGATCTAGATAAGCCCAACCTTTGACGAAGGTTGCAGGGAAGCCATTTACAGTGGCTGTACCTGTACCCGAGCCAAGGCCCGTAGCAATGAATGTTATACCTACAGTATTGCTTGCCGCTCCAATTAGCGTAAAGTTGGTTGTACCTATCGAGGCGATTACGTAGGTAGTTCCTGTGTGAAAGCCTCCAGCAGTCACTACAGTTCCTGTTATAGGAATCTGCTGTAGGCCGAAGGTTTCACTAAAGTTATATGCTGCAACACCGTTTCCTAGTTGTAGCTTAGGTGTCACACCTAGATTCGAATTGAAGCGGTAGACTCCTCCTGTAGTGTCTACAGTTCCCCGGTTGATACCGTTCTTAAAGAAGATACCATCAAAGATGGAGAAGATATCTCCTTGCCAGTTGTAGATTCCAAAGCCTATAGCAGGGTTCGACGTTGGCTGCGAAAGCGTCTGAATCCCAGGACGCTTATAAATGTAGGTGTCTGTGGTCTTAGCATCTCGCTTTACTGTCTCCATGAAACAGTTCACAAGACGAGCATCCTTGTTAGTGCTGCTATCTCGGTTTTCAGGCGAGATTACGAGAGGCAGTCGATTGACTGCATCATCTGGAGAAGATCGTGCGGTAGCCATTAGATGAAGGAACTTTGTCCTTGGTTAGGATAGCGCATATCCGGCTGGAACTTTATATCAGCATCCTCAACGTCCCAGTTTTCAAGCATTGTCCTGTATTCGAGAGCTTTCTGCTGACACCGCATTACCACTTCCTGCGGCTGCCCCGTGCAGATTTCATCCGCAAGTCCCCAGGTTAGCCCAAGTGTCCACTCGATAGGGAAGTTCATTGTGTCAGTCAAGTTTGTGAAGTTCGTTACCTGGTATTGAAGCAAAAGGTGGGCAACTCCATTCGCAGCAGTCGGAGCATCCGGTGTCATCCAAAAGGAGACGACTAGCTGGGTTTGTTGCTTATCCACAAAGTACTGCGTAACTGCCCCCTGCGTAAGCGTTGTCGAGAGGGTAAGCCACTCGTTGTATGAAAGCACGAAGATTGGCGTTCTGATTGGATTAGTTGGATCAATCGTGTTCAGGTAGTACCCTTGTTTCGCTCGTAGAGGCTTCGTGATATTCACATCTCCGCCAGGAAAGAATGTGTAGCTGGTCTTTCCCTGCACAAGCGGAATCGGCTGGTCAACTTGAAGCCACAGCTTAATTCCTTGAGTCTGCCAAGTGTTAATCATCGCCCTTAGCCGGCGGCTGTGCTTAGCAAGCTGATCTGAGTCTGGCAAGTCCCCTTGAGACAAAAGCCCGGCGTTAAACATCGCATCGTAGATGATTGCGTTAGGGGTGTTTTCCGCCGGGGCTGTCATGCAGCAATCTTTCTAAGGGCTTGTAGCTTTTGCTCAACAGAAGCTTCGCCAGCCGCTAGCACATCTGCACGATCGGCCAGAGTTTTCTTAAGTGTGTCAAGCTGCGACTGCTGATCCTGAATCGTCCCTAGCTGAGCACTCAAGGCCGCGTGAGCCTCCTTAACAAAGGCTTGAAAATCAGCCTTGTCCTGATCCAGCTGCGTTTCCCCTGCCCTAAGCGATGCGTCTTTGGCTCTGGATGCCACGTCAAGATTGTGTGCATCTGCCGTGAGCTTCGCTGCCGCTGCTGTAGCCTCATCCGCAGTAGCCTTTGTGTGGGTTGCATAAGCGTCAGCCTCCAGCTTCACTTGTTGGACTTGATCTAGCGTGGTAATCAGGCCTAGCTTTTCTTGCAACTTCTCGTTCTGTGTTTCAAGGGAAGCAATCTCAGCCGTAAAGTCTCCCCTCATTAGGGAGCTAAAGGCTGCTATATGATCCCGAAGTTCAAGCAACTCTTGTGGCGTCATGGTGTCCTCACACTTTGTAAAGCTTAACCAGGTCAATAAAGATGGTGTAGTTCTGTGTCCCTGCTGTCCAGCCTGTGGTTATGAGGTTAATAGAACCATCAAAACCAGTAGCAGCTTGATTAGGTTGAAGGCCACCAGAATCCCAATTCCCAACATGGCCCCTGCCAGCAAGAGCAAAGATATTCTGAGGAGTAGTCGCATTCCATTGGAGTTGAATCTCAAGTTGGTCACTAATTACGTAGGAGACGTGATCCACTCTAAACGCAGTAAAGCGTACCCCTGTCTCGTTGTTTGTGAAGTCAGCCAGCGCAATAGCTGGTGCTAGCGTGACGTTCGAGGTATCCAAAACTCCCGTTAGCCGCACCACGGCATTCCGAGGCCCTTCTTCTGCTATGATTTTTGCTGTGGCGTTAGCCATCGAGCTGCCCTTTCAAAGAGGTACAATCTCAATCGGATTTGCCGTCTCCGAAACTCTCCAGAACAGTCTACCACTTGACACATCATAATACAACTTGTGGAGGTTTGGCGGTGCGACAGGCGCTACCTGATTGATGGTTGTGTTAGGAATCAGGAATGGTTCTAGCTTAAGTGGAATTGGTAGCGCAGGCCAATCAACTTGGAAGAATGGCTTCGGCGCTGGAGTAGTTAGTAGAGCAAGATTCGCCCCTGCAGGCACCTGCGGTTGCTGACTTGTGGGAGTCAGCGCTGGCCATGCAAGCTGATTGAAAGGCTGTATCTGGCCTAGCAGAACACCTGTTAGCAGATCGGCAGGTTTGTACTCTTGTGGCCCCGTTACCTTAGAAAGGGCTGAAAAGTCCGCTGGCGTAAAGGGAGTAGCCTGCTGCGGAGCCAGCGTACTCGTCAGCAGGTTGGGAGTAGTAAACTCTCCAAGGCGAACCGTAACCTGCGGCGGACCAAAGTCAATTGGCCTAAAGGGTGAAGCCGCAGTAGCCGGCGTTAGGGTGCTTGTGAGTAGATTCTGCTGCTCAAATGAGAAGAGGCCCTTTACCCCTTGCAGAAGCGGTTGATCTACTGGCCGGAAAGGTACAGTGCCAAGCAGCAGGTTATGCTGAGGCTGCCAGCTTGGTGCAGCTTGAGCCGGGAACAGCCTTCCTAGATCTACCGCACTGAAGGGCTGAACTACAACACCAGGCTTAAGCGTGTTTGCAAGAAGGTTAAGTTGCGGCTCAACTGAACGCCACGTATTAGCTGGAATCGTATCCAGATCAAGCGGCGTAGAAGGCATCTGCGCTGACGGAGCCGCAGGCCCAAGCGTAGAGGTAAGAAGATTCGGTACTCGGTATTCAAACGGAGGTGGCTGTTGCGGCAGCGTGTGAACTAACGGCTCCCGCATTACCACCGTAGCCGTAGCAGCCGCTGCAGCTACGAGTAGCTGTGCCGGAACAGCAAACTTCGTTGGTTTATCAGGCCCTTTCGAGCCTGGAAAGGTTCTTATAGCCACTTAGTTAACTGGTTCCCAAAGGTGCCATAGTGGGATTATGGAAGGTGCCACAGAGAACGTAACTCCAATCCACAACGCCGCTGCAACAGTTGTATCTACAGAGACACTCGCTGTACTTGTGTGCGTTACAGATGTTTGGCTTGCAGCAGTAGCAATAGCCCCTAGCTGTAACCACTTTCCTGTACACACGACGCTTGAGTTTGTGCCTGCTTGTCCAAGGCTACGAAATATAAGCCAGGCTTCATAAATGAAAGGTGCAAGCGTAATGCTCGGCACAACAGTTTGAGCAGCAGATGCTGTTAGAGACACTCCACCAATCACCGTTCCATATCTAGGAGTTATGACCATCGTTCCAGAAGCTCCCGTCGTACAGGTTCCTCCGACGGTGAGCTTCCATACCTGGCTTGCCCGCATTCCTAAGGCTGGAATCGGAGTAAAGAGCGTCGGGATAAGGACGGTCTCAGTAGTCGCTGTGATCGTTGGAAACGCAGCCGGCTGGGGATCAACCTGCGTACCCCGAAATACCTGGAACATGATGGCTCCTTAGTACGGCTCGTAGATTATGTGTGACCCGATCAGCCCAACAGCACCTCCAGTGAAAGCACTCAGAGACGACTCGCTTACAGAGACCGCAGTTCCAACAATGCGCCAGCCTTCGCCACGATTCGCCTGGTACTTTACTGCACCTCCAAAAGCATTCATACTCATATTAAGGCGAGCAGTGGTAGCTGTGTTCGTCCGGGAGGGATTCGTTGTAGCTTGCACACATGCCACTGGTGTCGTAGCCGGCGCAGCACTTACTCCATCCACTTGACCATCACCATTCGGCGCAGCAAGCGCTGTAGGAGTAGCCGCCAGCACGAGGTCTCGTGCAAACTGCAAAATGCAAGGGCTGGATGTGGAAGGCGCCTGCCCTCCAACATAAATCTCGAGCACTTCCAGAACTTGCGTGGTTGAGCCAGCACCTAGGCTCATAAAGGTGCCATTAGCATACGTGGTTCCATC